CAGTGTTTTTTAATCCCTTGCCATATCCTGGACTCGTGCTTCCTGGTTCCATCGCTCTTGGCGTTGGCCAGTTCTGAATTTCTACTTCCAATCTCTTCTTGGGATTGTTGTTTTGAATTTCCTTGCTTGAAGCTTCGTTGGCTGATGAGCTTCTGACAGTCGGCCACATTTTTACAGTTCTCGCAAGCCCCAGTGATCCGTCCTTGCCATTCTTGTTGATTTTCCTTAGAGTCCCTGATTTGTTGATTTTGTAAGTGTCCTTTGCAGAAATTATTGCCCCCACATTCGCATCGGATGACACAACAGTTGGCCAATTCTCTAATTCCTGAACTGCAATCCTTAGTGGCTTGTGAAGATTTATTCCTTGTTTTTTCTTCGCCTCTGATCTCTTCTTCCAATTCTCCAGAGTTTCTGTTGGATTTGATAGATGATCTGATGCTATCACTGTAGGCCAAGATGAATAATCTTTCTCTTTTGTGAGGAGCACCAACTTCCTGCGCTGTAAACAAGCCTGCCTTAACTTTATAACCCAGTTCTGATAGGTCATTTGCGACTTGTTCAAATCCCAATCGTAAATGTCCGCCGACATTTTCAAAGAAGCAGATTGGTGGTTCAATTTCGCTGATGAGTCTTTTAATTTCTGGCCAGAGATGTCTTGGGTCTTTTTCTCCAAGTTTTTTTCCTGCAACACTAAATGGCTGGCATGGATATCCTCCAGTGAGGCAATCCACTTTGCCACGCCAATTTCTGCCATCGAAGGTTCTAAGATCTGTCCAAATAGGTGCTTGATCCAAGATTTTGTCTTGCATGCGCGCTTTAAGGATACCGCACGCAAATGCTTCGTTCTCAATGTAACAGATTGCTCTAGCATGGGGAACAGCCAGCTTGAATCCAAGCTCGATTCCGCCGACTCCTGAGCAGAGGGACATAATTCTGAAGGTATGTGAATCCACACTAAATTTTCTTAAAATATTTTTCGTTTAAAATAAAAAAGGCGCGTACCAAAATTAATTAGTACGCGCCTTGATAGGACTAATAATGATAAGGCTTTACACCTTTTTGTAAGTAATCTGCGTACCCTTTTTAAAAGGCTAACGCTAGAGAAGTGCTGCGGTGCGCGTTACCCTCGGATGATAGGTCGCCCACAGTACCTTATCTTATCTGCTTAGATTTAATATGAGAAGAGGACATGTTTACTAACAAACACTTTTGTTTACTATTTGCCTGCGATATCTTGTAAATTCTTCTTAAATATCATTCCAAATTCATCTCTGACTGTTTTTTCAGTCACTTCAATCATATTGAATCTCTTATCAATATCAGCTTCCTTGCGTAAGAAATATAAAATCTTAAGGCTTCCTCGCTTACGCTGTGCTATTGCTTCCTGACCTGACGGCATTTTGATTTTAAAGGCATCGCCTGATAGATAACCGCTTGGGCTGTTCTTAGCCGTCTTTCTCTTAACATCCTTGATGTTGCTGTAGATCGGTATTGCAAGCCTGCCATCTCTTGCCTTCTTTTTACCCCCAGTTTGTTGCAATGCAGTAAATGCAGCCATTGAATAGACTTGTGATTCTAAATTTCTCTTCGTTGCTGGCTTGATTCTGATGCTACTTTCAAACCCACCTTTCTTTTTTCTGATGTGGAATTCTTCTCTGATATGCTTCCTAATTTCATTCTGAGATTTTTTGGCAATCTCAGTTAGGCTTTTGGCAGTTACAAATGGAATTTGTTTTGATTTAGCCAAAAATTGATTTTTTCCTTCAAGGTCAATTGAAATTATTGCCATCTTTCTTGTGCGCACAATTTTTGATTTTGTTGTAATAACTATGCAATTAACCCCTGAAATGTCCAATGCTTTTTTAGCCTTTAGGAAACATAGGAAATTTATTTAGTTTGTTAGTAATTGTGAGTATAGCATTTTGCCACCTCCAATTTGCCGTTGATCTGGCAACTCCCAATTTTATGCAAATTTCTTTCCAAGGAAGCCTTGAAGCACGATACCAGATGATCTTGCGATCATCAATTTCAGTGAGGAGATTAATCCATTTGCAAGTTTCTTCCATTTCAGAAATAGCCTGTGGCGTTGGTGGCCATCTCTTTGGCTTTTGATCCATCATAGCGATTTCTCTTTTGGTGTAGATAATCTCTGGCCATGATGAAATATAACCCCTCACTCTCACTGGAGGCAATCTCCTTAAAGTTCGAACAGTAGCTTCAAATCTTTCAGCTACCTGTTCTTTTGTCCATTTTTGATCCGTCATTTTTCTTATTTTTTGAGTTATAAATTTTATTTCCGATTTGCTTGATGATTTCCTTTTCAGGCCAGCTCAGCCTTTCATCATCAATTTTGACAACCAGAATCCCGTCCTTGTTCCAGCCTTCCTTTTTAACCTTCTCAAGATCAATTTTGGTTGGCTGCATTTTGCCCAGAGGGCTTTGATAATTTTTTTGCATAACTCACCTCATTTGATCTTTGATTACCAAATCAAGCAGAGCCAAAGCATCAGCTTCATTATCATCGGATGGGTTAAAGCCAAGCTCGATGACTGCCTGAATTATCTGATTTTTTGAGGCATTGCCTTTGCCAGTGATATGCTTCTTGATCGTGCCAACTGGAATGCCAAGATATGGGATTTGTTTTTCTTCACACCAAGAGGAAAGATGAGCTAAAAAGCCACCATAGGCATGTGCTGCATCAACCCCAACATGGCGTCTGACTTCCTCGAAGTAGATTTGGCTTATTCCATCAGACAGCTTGTTCATCTCATCAAGCCAAGATTTAAAGCGAAGATAGCGCATGCCTCCACCTTCAAAGCGTGTTGATTTGAAATTCTCAGTGCCACTGAGGGTTTTTTGATCAGCAAGACAAACTGCCCAGCCTGTTTTTGTTCCTAGATCAAGTGCTAGAATTTTTTTGTTGTTCATAATTTTAAAATTTCGTTGTTGTTAGAAAGTTCTGATGATCGAAATCCACGACCACCCAAATCCCTATTACGGTAATAAAGAGAACCCTTTGGTTCTCTATTACGTAAGTAATAGGGGGAAAGAGTTCCAACTTGAATTAGGGGGGTTGAGACCAGTAAAACCAGTAGTTGGAAGCCTTGCCAACTTGCCAATTTTGATGAGCAAAAATGAGCCTTTTGCCATCTTGCTTATGAGGGCAAAATAGTAAGTGTGAGTATGTTTGTACCACCAAGTTGGCAAAGCGTTGCCATCTTGCTAGCAAGTAAGGCAACTTGCTTGGTAGTAGCTTTGAGTAAGCTTTGGTATTACTTGGTAATTCAGCGAAAGGAATCTTATGGCAACTTGCTGTATCGTATAAATTTTTCATGACTCTGCCTCCTCATGTAGCACCCATATTTTATTGTTTTCTACAGGAAGAGATGCTCCCGTATTTGGGCATTTAAAATGGGTCGGCAGAACGATTTGCTTGATGCCTGAGTCATTTACAAACTCCATATTTTCAACACAGATCAAACCATATTTGGATCGGCATCTTTCATAGCCAAGGATTACTGCCTCATTAGTGAATTTAATATAGCCCTTGGTTGCTAAAACAGATATGCGTTCTCGAATGGTTTTAGTGCCACCAAGACTTGCTTTATTTTCAAATTTTTCTGCAAATTGATTGCTGGTATAAAGATTTCCTTTTAGTGCTTCCTCTGCTATCAGGTCTAAAATAACATCAGATTTTCTGCTTCTCTCTGAGTCTAATTTGTTGCCATAATCTTGCCTGATTAAACGCTCAGAAAATGGATTTAACTCCACCCATTTATTATCTTCTTTTTCAATGATTTTGCGTGGAATTGATGAGCCATTTCTAAGCTCAAAATATAGGTGAATTCTTGAATCTAATTCGTCAGGGCGATGTAAAATAAGACCCGAGCTATAAAAACTTCTTAAACTTCCAGCCCCAGAAAATGCCTGAAACGGATCTTCTTCTAAATCCTTCTTTTTGATCTTTTTGGTGTGGTGGCAAAGAATAATGCCCATATCAGGATTAAGAAGAGAGCGAAGCTTCTCAATGCGATTCTGTAAAAAGAAAAGCATGGCATTATTGTCATTCTCGCTTGAGGTAGGAGAACCACCATCAAATAGATTTCTGATTGGATCAATACAGAGGATATCAATTTTTTCATTGCCAAAATTATGCTTGATGGTTTTGTAAACTGTGTCGATTCCTTCATCATTTAGAATCATCTGAATATTACTGGTGGAAACCAGATTATTTGATGATTTGGCAATAATTTCTTTTGAGACTTTGAGCTTCTTAACTCGTTCTCTCATATAATGGTAGCCAATCTCAGCTTGCAGATAAAATATGTGAAGAGGTCTTGGAGGTTTTAATCCAAGAAATGATTCACCTGCTGCCATATGAATTAGAAAGTTGATCAAAAAATCACTCTTCCCAACTTTGGGAGCTCCACCAATTAGAAGTAATCCACCAGGAGTTAAAAGCCTTGGAAATATTAAATCCTGTGGCATAGGTGAGATATCAGATAAAAGCTCTGATATGGTAAATGATGGAAGTTTTTTGCTTAAATCTTTGGCTGTGTTTAAGAAGCTTCTGACATCAAAATTTTCTGTTATTGCATCAAAGGCATCCCATTTATCTTTTTTATCATTAGGAGGGCTTAAAACTGAGATAAAAGAACATTTACCGGACAGATATTCAGCCAGCTTATTTGCATAATTTATTCCTGCCTCATCGTTATCTGGCCAGATGATGACTTCCTTATCTTTTAAATGTGACCAGTCAGTTTTTTCAAAAGGAGCATTTGCACCGCACATCGCAGTTGTTGCACAAAATCCTTTTTCAATTAAAGCATCTGCTGACTTTTCACCTTCAACGATTATTACTTTTTTGGAATTGATAATTCCTGGAATATTGTAAAGCGGTCTTATTTTTGGCGCTTGAGATTTTTTATTTTTTACATCCCAGATTCTAAACTGCTTGCCATCCTCATTATCATAGCGATAAACAACTGCTGATAGACGATTATTTGCATCAAAATAATTCCAGCTTTTTGAAGGTTTGCCAAGAGTGTCAATTGGAGGTGATTTTTGAACTGGCTGGTTTTTCCAGATAGTTGAATTGATTGAAGAATTACCAAGCCAATCGTTAATCTCAGCGAGTAATTTTGGAAATTCACTTTTGCCATATCCTTTAACCTCAGACCAGAGATTTAAAAGATCGCCTCCTTGATTGGTTGCAAAATCATGCCAGCAGCCCTGTTTATTACCTTGAAGCTGAACAACTAAGCTTTTGCCTTTACCTCCTTCTACATCGCCTGCATAATAACATTGATTTTGGATATATCCTTGGGGCAGAAGATGATTTAAAACCTCATTTATCCTATGAAGTAATGATCTTCGAATTTCTTCGATGTCAATTTGCTTTGAAATTTGCCCCTGATTATCGGCGCTGTTAAAATCTAAAAAATTATCCATATCCATTAAAATTTCAGATTAAAACAACGCTCCTGCCATGGGCAGAACTTGCACTCAAAGTATGATGAATCAGATGATATTCGAGGAAGCAGCTCTCCAGCATCAGTTGAGGTGATTATCCTGACCGCCTTATCACTTAGTTTTTGAGCAAGAGCCTGATCAAATTTTATCAGTTCAAAATAAAGCTCTGCTGTATCCTTATTAATTGCTGTAAAGAGAGTTGGGTTTTTTGATATGCCATCAATTGAACTTTCCATATAGGCTTGATAGATGGCAATTTGTGCTGCATATATTGGCTTTGAAATTGCTAAGCCTTTTTTGACTGTATCGTTAAATGATTTGTTATTGAGTGATTTACATTCCCAGAGCATTGGAAATGTTAGATTTAGCTCCTCTGGTGCATCAATTATCACACCATCAACATGACCTTTGATTTTGCCATTTAGAGCAGAAAAACCAAACTGACTGCCATTTTTCTTTTCTGTTACAAGATCAAATCCTGCCTGCCTTAGCCATTTAATTGCTAGTTCCTCAAAAACATGTCCTGCCTGAAATATCCGCAGTGTCTTGCCTGTAAAATTTTGATTTTCATCTTTTGGCGTATTGGTATATTCAAATTGTAAGGCACGAGAGCAACTAACACCCAATCTTGACGCACCAAGGTAATTTCTAGGTTCTTGCTTCTCATTTTCCCTCGTTAGAGATTTATCAATTAATATTGATATTTTCTCTGATAAATCTGGTCTATGATTAAAATCTAGCATGGCAAATCCTCCATTAAATTTGAACTTTCTTCCTTTTGTCTCATGGAGTCCTGATAAGCGGTAACTGCGACTTCAATCAGGCAAAGAACTTCTTCTCTGGAGTAATCAGCAACTGGTCTGTTCATCCCAATTTCCGCTACATATTCACCAACTGGTTTTAATGCTGATTCAATTGAATCCTTTTCTGCTTTTGTTAAATCGATCATGTTGTTTGACTTAAAATATTGATAAAAAATTTCCTGACAGTTTCGAGAACAAAAATGCTTTCGCTGTTTCCGATTTCTTGGATCTCCTGCGCGCAGTGGTGGTGGAATAAATCCAAAACCTTGAGCTTCCCTGTAACAAATGTTGCATACTCTCATAAGGCATTACTCATTTGAGGTTGATCTAGAAGCAGGCTCTTTATTACTGACTTGTTGAAGTGGAATTTAAGAAGATTGGCAGCCTTATATTTGGTGATGCCAAAATCAGTTCTGTAGATGTTAGGAAGTAGGTTTAGTTGCTTTACTGAGGCTGGTTCATTTAACCATTTTTTGGATTTATAGGCATTCTCATAAGTCTCATATTCATTTAGAAAATCATCGGCTTTAGCAAGGCATATTTGCTTTGAGCCTTTGGCAATTATCTTAATACCAAAAACTTCACTGCCACCAATGGCGTTCCAATTATCATTTAAGAAAAAGACACCTGCAAAGGCGTTAAAACCTGATGCCATGAAAGAAGAGCTATCATCAAATAAATCGCACCATTTGAAATTTGATCTTTTGGTTAGCAGATCAATTTCAGTCATTTCAAAATCAGTTAATTCTGATTTTGTTTCCTCTTCATTTACCGATAAATCAGCACCACATAATGGACATTCTTTTGAAGCTGATGGAATTAAGGAATTACACTCAAAACAGCTTTTTTGATTATTTTGTTTTTTCTTATTTTCTGATTTTTTTCTTGTCTCAAGATTGGCATCAACTTCTAGACAACCATGAGTTAGGCTTGATGTTCCAAAATCTAAAATTATGCAATTTTCTTTGGTGATATTTGGATGAATATCAGGATCGATTACTCGAAGACCTCTACCGATCATTTGAATCATAGTAGATTTAAATGATGAGGGACGAAGCAATATGACGCAGGAAGTTGGCTGATAATCCCAACCTTCAGTTAGAACTGATACATTTACAATTACTTGGGTATCTCCTTGCTCATATTCTGCTAAAGAAATTTTGCGTTCATTATCACTTAATCCACCATGAACTAGGGAAGTTTTAACTCCGTTATTGTTAAAGGCTTCCGCTACAGAAATTGCATGTTTAACAGTAGAGCAAAATATGACTGTTTTTCTGCTTGAAGCATATTGCTGCCATTTGCTAAAAACCGCATCAGTGATTGGTGATTTATTCATGATTTTTTCCACTTCACTCATGTCAAAATCACCGGCAGTTTTTTTAACTTTACCTAAATCTTTTTGCGTGCCAACATCGATAATATAGGTTTTTGGCGCTACTAAATGACCTGATGCAATTAATTCTGAAATTCTGATTTGATCAGCAACATTAGAGAAAACGCCAGATAGGTTTTTCTTATCGCTTCTGTTGGGAGTTGCAGTTACACCATAAATTAGAAGATTTGGGTTTAGCGTTTTTGCTCTTGAAATGATCCTTTGATAAGAATCAGAGGTTGAATGATGCGCCTCATCAATTACCAAGAAATCAATTTTAGGAATTTCTGCTAGATTATTTTGTCTACATAATGTTTGCACCATGGCAAAAACAGCCTGACCATCAAATGACTTTTCTTTGGCATCAAAAATCGATGTAGAAATGTCAGGATTAACTCGAAGAAACTTGCTTTGATTTTGCGAAGTTAACTCATCTCTGTGAGCAAGAATTAATGCCTTTTGCTTCTTATTTATGATTTTTCCGGTAACAGCAGAAAATAATATGGTTTTGCCAGCTCCTGTTGGTGCTATGCCAAGAGTGTTGCCATGTTCTTTAAGCGCGACAACACTCTTTTTTACAAATTCCTCCTGTCTTGGTCTTAGTATCATTTGATATCCTGAAAAATATTTAATGATTACTGCGCCCAAGCTGGACGATTATTTGTCTGCTGTGGTTGTTGAGTTGCTTGACTCTGATTTGGATTATAAGAAATATTTCCCATTAATTTGGCATAATCCTTATGGTCAGGAGTTATGGCAAATTTGATCTCATTTTTGTCATTACCATTTTGATCCTGAGCTACTGTGATTTTGGCTAAAAACTCAACACCATCAAGATCAGCAAGACCTTTAATTCTTCTGGCATTTTGTGCAGCTTCGCTAACATCAGATTCTTTAAATCCTTTGGCAGAATTCAGAATTGCCTTAATGAATGACCTTCCCATATTTGCCCATTCGGGCCCTTTATCAGAATGAAGACCAATTAAGCTCCAAATCTTTCTTCTAGTAAATTCACCCTCGGTGACTACAAATTCACAAGAAAGGTAAATTGAACCTGTGTTATCATTTTTAGTTGCGTATCCGCCATTCCAACCTTGATTTGCATCATCATAACCGCCTGGTCTGATTTGCATTCTAACCTTAGCTAGAGTGTTATTAGGGATTACATCAAAAGATTGTTGATTATCTGAATTATTAAAATCGTTCCACATAGTTATTTATTATTTAGAGTTAATATTATTGAAATTGTTGTATTGAAGATGCTCACCTATTGGCTTTGCCTCTGACTTAATTTTGGTCATTAACTTGCCTAAATGAGGTTCTTCAATTACTTCTAAGCGCCTTGATCTGTCTTTTGCTGGATAGCCATAAGGGTTGAGTGTCTGACAAATAAATGCTCTGTAAGGATTATTTTCCCCTTGGCCTTCTTCAGGAATGATTTGAGTCATAGTTATGACCTGATCGACAATGCCTGGTAGTTCTAAGCCAGTCTTTGACCCTTCAATTTGAGGCTGAAAATATTTGCGGTTGAAGTCGTCGAGCTTTTCATCGAGGATACCGACAAACCAAATATTCTTAGTTCTGGTATGTTGCAGATGAGTAAGCCAAGCTATCATCTCACGACCATGTAAACCATAAGCTCCTCTAGTATCAGCTTTGCCTGTTTTATCTGAGATGCCTTCTGGTTGACCTTGGCAATATTGAAAGCAGAGACGACCAGCTACAGTTATTGAATCGATGAAAATGGTTTGATATTTATCTAAGGATTTTGGGTCACCAAATTTCTGACAAACTGCATCAAAATGTGCTTGAGAGTATTTTTGTTCTGGCCTTAGTGCAGGATTTGGCCCACCGATGAATACTGCAAAATCACAACATTCTTCCCAGGTCTTGGGGCGAATTGTATCACCAGACCATCCTTCAACAGCCAGATCACCAGCTTCAAGATCGAAGAAAAGAGTGGTTTTTGGATCGAGAGTCCAAAGAAGTGAGGTTTTGCCAATTCCTGATTTACCGAAAATGCAGCCTTTTATGCCACGATTTTCTTTTAAACGCTCATCGGCGCTAATTATTGGTAACTTACTCATGGCCCACCTCCTTAATTTCTTCAATTTTGAAGGTTTCTTTGCCTGTTTTTAGAACTCTGGCAGGTCTAAAGAATTTCTTGATATGTTCTGGCCAAGCAGTGAATTTAGTTTCTGAAACTTTGTAAGTAGCGGTTACATATTCGTAAGGATTATCACCATGTTCCTTGATTTGAGAGATTGCCTCTTTAAGTTTTGACTGATCCCAATCAACTTTTTTGGCAATAATTGAAGTGACCTTAAAATTGCCATCATTGAAATGGATTGTACCAGTTACTTTATCTTGAAACTCTCTTGTTTGAGTCGCTTTATTTTGATATTTAAGTGATATGGCAGAATCTAGCCAATCTTTTAATCTTTTGGCTTTATCAAGATTATTATTAGCATCTCTTTGCAAGAGTACTAAAGTTGCTATTGGTAGCTCGGATAATTGCCCAATTGGGATATTACGAGCAGAATCTATGGTTATCGTGTTATTCATAGTTTTATGCAATTGAAGTTGATATTGGAGAAGTCGGAGTAGTAGGAGCTTGATGAAGATTGCTATCTTCATATTCCTTGATTGAATCGGTGCTATATCTGATACGGCCACCAATTTTGATGTAGGCAGGGCCCGTTTTGAGCCAACGCCACCTTTGCAAAGTTTTATGAGAAATTCCCCATTTCCGTGCTAAGGATTTTTCTGATAGAAGTAGTTGTTCAGTCATGTTGAGAAACCATTAGTTAGTTAATAAAAAAACTAAGGTAACTTTAGAACTATGGTCAGAGGGAGATCGGGGGGAGCAAAGGCTTCCTCCCCCACAATAATATAGACATATAAAATTCATAATATAAACTTATAAAAATATTAATTTTTATAAGTTTATAATGAATTTTGAGCAAATCTTTTCAGATATATTTGGTA